CTTGTAGTCATATCACGTACCATCTCCTGCGCTGCCACAGTTTCAATAGTTACCCTACGCACTGGAGAGTATTTAGTTGCATACTTTATTATTATTTCAGGAAGATCAAATGTAGGTATACGCTGACGAAAGTAATCTATTACGTAACGATTCTTATTGGAATCAATACCCATGACAACTATTACCTGATAATCTGACGTAGAAGTTGCGGTAGCTGCGATATCAACTCCGATGTATACGTTTATAGGAATAGTCTCACCGTTCATTTCAAGATAACTGAACCTGCCCTCACTTTTAAAAGTACCGTTATGATACTGAATCTTATCTATTTTAAATGATGCTGATGAAATATCACGGGCATCATTCATATATTCCTGAGCAAACTTGTTAAGCATGCCCATTTCAGCGAACTCTGCCTTCTTTCTATCAAGCTTGGCAATGGGAAACTGTTCCGCCCATATGGGTTTATCATCTTCTATTGCCCTGTAGAAATTTAATATCCAAGGATATTTCTGTTTATTCTCCATTGCTTCACGATATCCATCAACAATAGTCTGCAAGAAGCTGTCATAATGAACTATTGTACCAGAAAGCCATATCCATCCCTCTCTACCTGGAGACTCTTCAAGCGCAGGATAGACCGTAGATACAACCCACTTCTTAATTTCCGACCTGCGTTCCGGTGTCTTGGTATTAAGTTCTGATTCAAAGTCATCAAGTATGATACCAGTATAACGTACATCAATCTCAGTACGTCCACGCAGTCTCTGTGTAGTACCTTTAGCCATGATCCTGTCACCTTTTGTAGTAACCAAGTCCTTCTCAGTCCAGCGCTTACCTACCAGATCGCCACCTAAACCGCCAAAGTAATATTCAATTGACTTATTATTCTCCAAGTGACTACGTATATACTTCAAATGATCTATAGCCTGACCCTGTTCCTCAGCTACCCAAGCAATAAAATTACGTTCTTCATCAGATGAAAAGCATATCTTGTGCAGGATTGCTGCTTTTGCCAGTATTGACTTACCAAATCCACGGGGCAGTATATTACAGATACGTGCGCCGGGTTGTGTAGTGATCAGTTCCTTGGCTATTTCATGGTGAAAGAATGGAGACTGACTCTTATTCAGGAAATCATTAGGTAAAAACGCACGTCCAAAATAAATAAGGTCTTTATAGGCACGTGCCAGTACCTTATCCTTCTCTGATAATTCAGAGGGCGGACTTATGATATTGAATACTTTACTCTCGCCCAAGGTAGTGAACACGTTAATTCTTCAAAGAAGTACACGCTATTCATAAAAGCGTACTCTATTTCAGATTTTTTTCTTTTTCTTCTTAAAAGCATATCTTTTTTTCCTATCAACAGCTCTTTCGTCTGCTGTCATAGAACCACGTATGGCTCCAGTAAATGTATTAGTACCATCTGGATTAAGATGACCACGCTTTACAAGTATTGCAGTAGCCATCTTTTTAGCCTTCTCATAGCTCATATTGTCTTTAGTCATTAGCTGATTGGTTAATCTTCTTAATAATAGTGACACTTTATACTTTCCATTATCATTTGTGCAACCTGCGGAACTACTGCGTTTCCGAGTCCTTTAAGTCTGTCCACCCTATTGGAAACCCCATTAGCCACTCTACCCACGCTGGGTTCAGCTGTCCAGTTGCTTGAGCTGACTCTTTTACTACTGCGTTTAACGGCAGGGAGTTCCTTTCGTACTGACTTGGACCGCCGTCGTTCTTCGAGTCCTGCGCTGTAGGAGTTGGAAACATCTTCTTCTTCCATTCCCATATGTCCGTTCTCAGGCTTCTCCCCATTCCACCACCGTGAGCCCCTACCGAATCCGCCGCTGAGGGCGTTGCGAACGGCATCTTCTTTGGAAATTGTTTTACGAACCTGTCGAGTGTAACCGATTTGTTCGTCTTGTAGTTCAGCTTCTCCTTTGACGATGACTTTCTCTCGATGTGATCCTGCGTTGTCGGTGTCGGTATGCTGTGGGTAGGCAACAATCCATATCCTGTACCGAAGGTGCGGGGCTCCAACGTACTTTGCTGATATAATTTGCCATTCTGCATCATACCCGATTTCGGCAAGGTCGCAGAGAACTCGTTTAAGTCCTCTATGAATGAGCATTGGTACGTTTTCAATAAGTGCGTACTGGGGTCGTACTTCGCTAATAAGGCGATGCATTTCTGACCAAAGACCTGATCTTTCTCCTTCAATTCCTTTTCCTTTCCCTGCGATACTTATGTCTTGACAAGGGAATCCACCTGTCATAAGAAAAATATCATCAAACTTTTTACCATCCAATTCTTTTATATCATTAAAAACTGGTACGTCAGGGAAATTCTTACTAAGTATCTTACAACAGTACTCATCTATCTCGCAAAACCCAACTATATCAAGCTCATCTCCCCAAACCTGCTTGGCAGCAAGAGAAAATCCTCCAATACCACTGAACAGATCAAGCATTCTCATGTAAATAATTCAGGATAATACCTTTTCAATTTGGATTCCTCATCCTTTTCATTCTTTATAACATATTTTTTATTATAGTTATCAGATAATGTTATTTTATAAGGAAACTTCAAATCAGTATGTACCCTGCTCTTCAATTAGTAATCCTTTCCATAAAGGTCTTCCGGTTTGTACCTGTCAACCTTATCACCAAGCTTTAACAGCTCACCAGACAGGTATACACAGGCATCAAGCAGTTCTTCAAGCGTTTCCCTGATAAAATCACGTCCATCATCCAGCGGTACGTCACTCTTGTACTTCTTAGCGCCAATGTCAAGACGTTTCTCTATCATTTTAAGTATTCTCTTGTTATTATTCTTTACCATTCTTATCAATCACCTGTTCTGCATGGGCAATAGGGGTAATGTCATCAGTATCACCAAGACGTTTCAGCTGTTCACGGGAAAAACCCTGAAATACTGTAAGCGCCTCACGTTTCTCTTCCTTTGGAAACATATCCTTGATCTTCATTAGCAGTTCTATAGCCCGTAACTTGTCTGAGTCCCTGCCTTTAAGGTTCTCAATGATCTTCTTAGTTCTATCGAATAGATAATCACTATCTATTCCAATTTTCTTTAACGATTCTGCGTTTTCTTCACTAATCATACGAATTATACGTTCCTGTTTTAGTAATATTTTAGCATGCTGCTTGGCATACCCGTAATTATTTGTCCTGTATGCCTTAAGATAGGCATCAATAGCATCTTCTCCGTCTGCAACGTAGCGTGCGAAGAGAGTTTCACGTGCTGTAGGGTTTGTTCTCTTCTTAACTGAGCCAAGATGGTTAACGTCTCCTGCAAATGAGTAGATATTCTTGGCAGGCTCACCCTTAAGGTCGTAATGCTTGGTAGTTTTGCGCATACCAAGTAACGTGCGCACGCCGATATGATCCTTATTGAGTATCTTAACAACCTGCTTATCGTCTGTAAGAGTATATGAGCCAACATCTGCTTTTCTCCAGTTAGGTTCAAGCTTTTCATCGGGAAGGAACTTACGAAATTCCTTCGTATTCTTGAATATGTACTCTTTCCTGCCCTTAACCACACGTTCATACACTCTGATGTTCACCTTTCAGACGTTTTATGAACCATGTTAGCTCTTCGTTGGACTTCAGCACACGATACAGTTCTTCCATTAACTGCTTCTTCGTGTATCTTAAATAAGCTGGATTAGTCTTCTTTAGATACGTTTGCTTGTTTTTGCTTAGCTGTTCCATTTTTCTTGGTCTTCCTCTGGTAAACAACAACGCCTTCGGATTTACGACTCAGCTCAGTGGCAACGTCATCACGAACCATAGCTATCCCTACGGCAATGTCTGAGTTCCTAAATTCATCTGCTTTCTCGCCCACAACGTCAACTATGACCTGATGTCTTAAATGACAGTCGCAACACCATAGGTAGAAGGAGTGGGGAGGTTTCAATGCAATTGGTTCAGGATCAAAATCACTTAGTTTCATAAATGTAAATTAAATAACGAATATGCCTATCTGAACTTTTTTATTGCTTTTGTAAAAATCCCTTATATATAATATATATATATTACGTTACTATTATTAAAGCTTTAATAGTAAAGCT